TCGTGAACAGGCCGGTAGTGCTGGACCAGGAAGCTGTCAGGGACGACACGGCAACCGTCGCAGTGGCCGAGTCATAGGCGACCAGGCGTTGCGCGTTGATGTCCCAGGTAACCTGCTGCGTGATCAACCCGGATGCCAGCGACGCAACCAGCGACGGGTCTGCGGCAAGCGGGATACGAGCGAGCGAACCGAGCCGATAGAAGGGCACGGTCATGCCCGACGCCATTACCGGGACTTGATTTTCCGGGGAGTTGATACCGTTGTGCGCCTGGTTGAATACCGAGAAGCCGGTAATCGCCGAGGTAGACGCCGCGCGGGTGATCGCGGGGCCGTAATGCCCGTTGCTGGTGACCGCGCCCAACGATTCGCTGATCGCTACGCCGCCCCACATTGGCAGGGTTTCGGTAGCGGCCAAGTAGCCGCCGGCTAGTTGATATCGCACCGCCGGGTCATCGTGCGCGACGCCTTGCGTGAAGCCGTCCGACGAGACGCCGAAGAAGCCGGCCGCTACGGTCACGGCCATCGGATTAAAACCGAGGATTGTACTCATCTTGCTTTCTCCAGCGCCGTCACGGCGTTAAGTTAAATTCGTTACGGTTTAATGGCGGGTATCGCCCTTGTTAATCTGCGACACGAAGCGGCGCACCGGCGGCTTGAACGCCGAGGTAAAGACGCTCACATCACCGATAAACTCGCTGATCTGGTGGCCGCCGGGGCTGGTACGGCGAATCTCGCGCAGTCCGCCGCCGGTGACGCTGGTCGGGCTACGCGCGGCGGTCGCGGCGTCAGCATACACTTGCCGTTCAACCACCTCCAGCGCAGCGTCAGTAATCGCTTCCAGCGGCACGGCTTTCCAGGCGTCCGAGTATTCTTTGAACTTGCCGAGCAGACGACGACGGTACGCCGGGACGGACTCACCGATCACGGGGCCGGGGGCGCTGTCGCCGAACGCATGGGACACGGAGTCGGCGCGCATCTGGACTTCGGCGATTTTGGCGCGATCAGCGTCCGAGAGGGTCATGCTGGCGCGCAGGGAATCCACGTCGGCGCGCAATTTCTGGGCGTCCGCCTTGGCCTTTTCCAGCTCGTCGGCGTCGGCCTTTTCCTTGGCTTCCTTCTCCGCAGCTTCCGCGTCAGCTTTCGCCTTGTCCGCAGCGGTTTCCATCGCGGCGGCCGGCATCGCATCCATTTTGGCCTGCATATCGGCGATTTTCTTTTCCAGTTCGCTGCATTTTTCGGCGTCCGCCTTGGCTTTCGCTTCAAACTCGTCGGCTTTCGCCTTCATTTCTTCGGGTGTCATATCCACGGCTCCAAGGTTTTGATTGAGAACGCCGGCAGGCTCGCCGCCTTTATCCCATACGCCTAGCTCACACACTGCAAGGTGGTCCAGCAGGCTTGGCTTTCCTTCTATCAGAATCGCCGCGCCGTTGTCAAGTTCAATTGTACTATTATCTTCGAGATTACGAAACACAACTGTAGGCGATGTGGACATTTTTTTTTCGCCCATGACCGCATTCGCGTGGTCATCATAAACTTTGGCGATGCCCCACACCTCGTCGTCCTTGATGTACGCAAGCATGATCGAACCGATAATACGGTCGGCGAACTCCTCGCTATCGAGCGTGCGTTTCTCGGGATGCTCATAGATAACGGACAGGCCGTTGCAGCGCGCAAGGAACTCATCGTTCAGATAATTTTCGGGCGGTCGGTATACGAATTCATCGAGCGCCGAACGGTACGCGGTGCCCGTGCCGGTGATTCGCATCGCCCATAGCTGCATGTTGACCACGCTTTGGGGGCTATCCAACTCGCCGACCGCCATCAAGCGGGCAATCTCTAACTCGTTGAGCTGGCTGGTGTCGGTCATAGTGTCACGATAGTAACACACGGAAAAACGCTTGACAGGGTTGAATTATTCAACTAAAGTACCTCCATTGATCAACGCAACGCGCTTAATCCTGCGCCGACCTCGACTAACTAAACTTCTAGGGGGAGTAGAATGACCGCCTTCACCAATCCTGACCTCGCCCGGCTGCAGCAAGCCGTCACGGCGCAGATTCTCGCAACGAAAGCCCGGCGCGAGCAAACCATGAACGTGCTGGAAATCGAAGAACTCGGGCATGAGATCGTAGCGCTGAAGGACTTGCTACGGCGCGTTCGGTCGGAAATGGTAGCGGCGGTGACGCCTTCCGCCGCGCATTTCATCTGTCCAAATTGCCGCGCCGTCGAGCTTCGCAAGGCTCGCTGCGGGGTATGTGAGGGACGGGGGTTCGTCAGTACCGACTTTCCCACTACGCCGTCGTACTCTTTTCCGGCCGTGGCGGCTTTTACCGTGCCGGACGAAGTATGATCTATGAACTCAACTCCGCCGAAGTCGAGGCCTACTATATCGCGCAGGGCACTTTACCGCCCGGCTCGAAAGTGATCTCGGCACGAATAATCGATGGCAAGCTCGATTTACTCTTCACGACGCCGATACCGATTCAAACGATCGATTTAACGATTGACCTCACGCCGCCCGCTGCACCAGCGTCGCCCGACCCTTCGCCGTAAGCATGTCGTCGGTCAAACCGCGCAGCGAGTAAATGTAGCGGTAATTACACCGGCAAAATACTTCTTCGCCGGGCTGCGTGATCTCGTCCGTACAGCCGGCAGCGCCCGCCTTGCACAGCCCCTTCTCCTGCGCCCAGTTGCCCCGAATCAGGTAGATGTGGCCGTCGCGCTCCTTATGGTCGGGCCGGGCGTCGTAACCGGGTTGCCGGTAATGGCTGTGCCACTCCGCCGCAATCGCGCCGCCGTCCGTCGCCACAATGTCGTTAATCGTGGCCAGGAGCTTATGCCCTTGGTCGATCGATACGCGCCGCTCCTCATACGATAGGCTCTTCAGCGCCTTCTTGAGATCGTCCTTCACCTCCAGTGCGTCAACCGCCTTGCTGCCTCCCGCCGGGATACTGGTCGCCCACCCGCTGAAGCGCTGCAGGGTCTTCGCCATCGCCTGTTCGCGGTTCAGTTTGACCAATTGGACGCTCGCCATGATGCGCCGGTCCAGCTCATTGCGCAGGCGCGGCGCAATCCGGTCAAGGGTGAACCGCGACACACCGGGGTGCATCTTGAGAACACCGCCGCGCTCGACGGCGCGCTTGAAAACGGTCGCCAGTGTGGTGGAGAGCATTTGTTGCAGCGTGCGTTCGGGAATAAAGAAAGACGCGCGCGCCGCCGTCTCGATGCGCTCGATCCAGCCGTCGATACGCGCTTGGCTGTCAAAGCCGTTTGCTTCGATGTCGGCTATTGCGGCTTGAATGACTTGGTAGAAGTTACTTGACATGGTTGAATAATTCAACTAAAGTGAGCTCGATTAACCCAAACGGATTTTACCTATGTCAAACCAAGAACGTTTTAAATCAGTTCTAACGGACCAATACCGCGAACTGTTTAAGAAGCCTGAGTACGCTATTGCAGCTAAAAAGAACACGCCCGAAGAATCTGCCGCAAGGATGGTTGACTCACTAGCCGCTGGGTCTGCCTCCAAAAGCGGCACGGGCATCCAGGCGACATTGAAAATTCTCGGCATCAAAAACACGTACAAGGCTATTTCGGAATACCTCCGCGCGAGTTAGCCCTTCTTTTCGGGGGGTTCGCCCCCTGCTTCCGGTTCCGGTGGCACATACGCTTCGAGCGCTTCCAGATCCAGCTCAAGCGGCGACGTGAAGAGAGACCGCAAGTCGTTAAAATTGTCCGCCGCCCAGCCTATCAGAATCGCCTTGTTCTCCGGGTCCATCGACGGCATAAGCGCCGCGAGCAGTCCGGTGATCGAGTCCAGTTTGACCTTGTCCGATTTAGACTTCTCGCTCTCCGGCTCTTTTAGCGTGCTGGGCCACGTCGCCTTGAACGAATTGCGCCATGCCGTAAACGCTTCTTCATACGACACGTCGCCGTAAATGTCGGGGAATTGCGCTTGCATCGTAGCGAAGAAGGCCGGCGACCACGCCCGATACATGACGATCGGCTCGAAAAACTCATAGAGGGGCCGTAGCCACATCCTAATCCGGTCAATGTACAAGGCTTCCTTCTTCGCGTCCTCCGACCCCTCGCCGAACCCTTCCGCCAGCGTCTCCTCGGTCAGCATGCGCGCCGGCATGTCGTCGGCCGCCGCGATGTTCTCCAGAATGTTCTTGCGTGGCGTGGTCAGCGCCATCTCGATATTTGTCATGTCCAGCGTCTCGATTGACTCTTCGATGCTGATGGACAGTACATTATTCGTCTGCGCCTCCTGCAACAGCGCCCGTTTCAATCCGGCGGCTTTCTGCATCAAATTGTTGACAATTGACCCGGCCGGCTTCATTTTCGCAACGATAACGCCCGCTTTCGTAACGACCATGTCATCGGTAATCATCGTGCGGATGAACGATTTGAGCGGGTAGAGCGCGCGTTGATAAACGCTCCGACCGACGAAGCCGAAGCCCGACGAGGTGTAGCTGATGTAAATCGGCTTCTCGTTCATAATCGTGACCGAGCGTGAGCGATGGTACGGCTTGCCGGCCACCGCGATAGCCGCGTGCTTCTGGAAGTCGGGAGAGTTCGGATCCTGGTTGAGAACCAGCGAACCCGACGTGTTCAACGGGTCCAGGTCATTGAAATAGATTTTCAGGCCCGGCAGGTCGGTCGGCTCAATCGGCTTGTTCGTGTCGACGCCGGGCGCGCCGTAGACGCACGAGGCGATGCCGTAGACGCGCGCGAGGGTGCCGACGTTCATAATGTGGCCGTCCACGTCCAGCGCCTCCCATTCGGCGATAAACGCGTCCCGCACCGCATCGCCCGGCGCCGCCGATACCGTGATCTCGCGCGAGTCGGACATGGCAATGCGCAAGGGCTTTTGCGCCATTTTCAGGCCGTAGGGGTGCCATTCGTAGATCGTCTTGCAAAGCTGATAGCTCGCCGGGTCGCCCGCCTGCAATCCCTCGCACATGAGGAATTCTTGCAGCGGATTGCTCAGTACGGAGCCGTCGAAGGTCAGTGAGGCCATGCTAGTACGTCACCGCCGCGATAAACGCCGTTGCGTACTGGACGCCGGGCGGCTGGTACTGCGCAAATGCGAACAACGGGAGGAGTGCGGCGAGCAATAGGAGACGCTTCAGCATGCTAGGCTCCCGTCACTGCAAAAGTGGTGCCCGCCGCCGAGCCGATGCCGTAGAGCGCGTTCGCAATGCCGTATGGGTAGGTCAGCGCGCCGCCCGCCGCGATGGCAAAGTCCGTCGTCAGCGCTGGATTGTTGAACGAGATATAGAGCGTGTTACCGTTCGTGCTGGTGTTTTGCACCGTCATCGACGACCTGAACGTGGCCGCCGCTACGATGAGTGCGCTCGATGCGCCCACGGTGCCCGACTCGCTTATCCCGGTATGCCCGCTACCGACCGGCGCAGGCGCACTCCAAACCGGAATCGCCCCCGCCGCCTGGTTCTGCGCATTCGGAAAATCGGAACTGCTCATAAAATGCTCCAGCGTCTCACGACGTTAAGAGGTTAAAATCCGTCCGCGCCGCCCAACCCGATGATGACGCCGTAGGCGAACGCGTCGAAAAGGTCATCCGCGCGCTTGGCCGCATCCTTGTCGCCTAAGCGGTAGCCGGTGACCTGACTCATGAGGTGGTTGCGCGTTTGCCCTTTATACTCCGCAACTTTATCATACGCAAGCCCGGAAATCTTGACTTCGCCGCGATAAACCGGCCCGGACGCATTCACCGCGCGTCCGTCCTTGCCCACTGCGGTGATATCGCCGGCGATAGGCTGTGCCGGCCAACCCATGCGCGCCGAGTGCTGGTTAAGCGTGATGCCCGACGCCTTGTCCTCTATGAACGCGCCTATCGAGCCGTTGCGCGCCTTGCATTCCTTCGCCAATTGCTCCAGGCGACCAAACACATTCGGTAACCACGTGGTTAAAAGGTCGGAGTTGATCTGCGCGATCTCCCAATCGAGAATCGTCAGCGGGTGGCCGAAATGCTTGGACAGGCCGAAATAAACCACCGCTGTGCCGTCGTTGCCGCTGCCATCCTTCATGGCGCTGTCCACCACCGCGAACACGCAATCGCAATTCATCGGGTACGGCACGCCGGCGCCATTGACGGTCAATGAGTCGGCGCTAAAGAATGCGACGCCCGACCAGTCTACAAACTCTGCGAGGAACTCTTGTTTAAATACTAACGGGTGATTGTTAAGACGTTCCTTCTCCAGCTCGTCGGCGGGGACGTAAGGGTTGTTCGACGTCGGGGCGTAAAACTCTTTGAAGCCCAGTTTTGGATCGTTGCAGAGCGCCCAGAAAAAGTTTTCCGGGTCGTCGCCGTTCGGCGTGCTGTAGACCCAGACCGAGCCGCGCGTCGTCAACAGCGTGGGCTTGATCGACTTTTGCCAGATATTGAGCATCTGACCATTTTTGGTGAAAGCCGCTTCGTCGATCAGCACCAGGTCGTATTCGCGTCCGCGCCCGGCCAGCTCGTTATCGTTCAAAACCCAAAAATCCAACTTGCCGACGGCGCGATTAAACCGGGTACGGATCCGGCCGCCTTGCTTGTCGATTGAATCCTTGATCGGGTAAAGCGCCTCCCGCAGGTCGTCAAACGGCTCCGAGAGCTGTTTAAACTCGGGGGCGAAGATGCCGACGCTCTTACCCTGCGTGACGGCATTGGCGGCCTTAATCACGAGGTCTTTGGTCTTGCCCCAGCGGCGGCCACATCGCACGACGTTGAGCCGGGTACGCGCGCGCCAGGCGGCTATTTGACCCGCGTGCGGGGTCGGCAGGTAGATATCGGGCATTGCGTCATCCAGCGCCTCACGGCGTTAAGAGGTTCAATCAACGGGGAATCCCCCATGTATTTTTAAGTCGCCGTCGCCGGGCTTTGTCTCTTCCAGCACGGGGCGGTCGCCGTAGTCACGCGGGGCGATGGCTTTGGCGCGCCATCTATAGTGGTGCGCGATCTCACGAGCCTTCTCCAATTCAAACTTGTTGGTCGCCTCGGCGATGCCCTTTTCGGCCAGCTCGTCCCATGCCGCCGCCGCCTTAATTCTTGCGACTCGGGCGCGCGCGGATCGCTCCGGGTCACTCTCGATCCACCGCAAAAGTGACGAGCGCGAAATGCTATATGCCTCGGCGATACGGATATAGGTGTTCCCGTCGAGCAGGAGATCACACACCAGATCGATGCCACCGACGTCTAACAATTCGTGGGGTTTGCGTTGCATAGTAGCCACATCATAGGACATTCGTAGCGTTTGGGCAATAAGCGGCACACGGCAGACGGCACACGGCAGAGGCTTTTCTATACCGGGCTACCCTGTATTATTTACAGTTTTATTTTATATATTATATTTGTTTAAAAACTCTTGCGCATAAATAAAATGTATATATAATTAATCCTACTGACGCCGGTATGGAAAAGCCTCTGCCGTCTGCCGTGTGCCGTCAAAAATGGGGGAAATATGGGAAATCGGGACGAAGCGCTACTAAAAGGCGAGAAGTTTTACAACTCGGGGCTTCCGTGCCGACGTGGCCACCAGGCCGACCGGTATACGTCGAGCGGAAATTGTGTGGAGTGTGGGGCCCTATCGGCCAGTCTGATGAAGGCAAAACGAGATTTCGGGATCCAGACAAAGCGCGGGAACCCCCTACTTTTCGCTACCACGCTCCCTGAGCCGGCCCACCTCGTATTCCGGGGGTTGCGCGACTTGATCGTGTCGGCCCGCCCGGATCAACAGGGTGAGATTCTGGACTGCCTTATGGGGATTTTAGAGGGGTTTAAATCTGAGCGGTGTGCGTAGATACCCTAAAAATATTTTCAAAAAGTGCTTGCAATAACGCCCAATGGGTGTAAAATGAAATTCATCGGCACTCACTGCCAACCGCGCCTCGGGATCAGGGGCTGGAGAAATAAAATGAACCCAGCCTTCACAGTCGAAAAAGCCGAAGCCCCCGCAAAATACTCAGGCTGGAAGCTCCCGGTCGGGTGGGTGTCGCTTACTGACGAAGATGGAAACACCGCCATCGGCGCAGTCATGAAGGGTGGCGTTATCCACGGTGATTTTATGACCGGCAGCATGGGCGTCGTAATCGGATATCAGGACTGTGCCGCCACCTGCAAAGCTGCTCTCGCCCTTTTTGCTTAAAGGAAACAAAATGCCTACATTCCGCGCTGCATATATCGCCCCTGACTTTGGATCAAATGGCGTAGGCATCCTGCTCACTTCGGAAGACCAGGCGAATCTGTCCGATGCTGACCTGCTCGCAGTGGCCGAAGAAGTGCTTAGTAGCATCGGTGTCGATGGAGAAATAGAAATTGGAGAATGGACGGAGTAATCATGGCGCTAGACCAAAATTTCTACCCTTCATGGGCTGGATCTAATCCGATCCACGAAGTTCGCGACTGGTCTAAAGTGCGCTCCCTGATCCGCTCCGCATGCCGTGGCGACACGATCCCCGCAATCCTAATTGACGGTCAAGAGGGTAGCGGCAACATGCTAAATGGCACTCATCGCGCCGCAGCTAACTGCATCATGCGCAAGCTGCATGATGAGCGTGCGGCATGGGACGCGGCAGAGCCAAATTACATCCCTCATGTATTTTTTAACTACGACGAAGCGCCCGCCGATCTCGCCGAAGCAGTACAAAATGGGGACTATGAGCGCATCGATGAAATAGTGGACAGATAAAAATGAACCACCCCAACCGTGGCCCACAAGGGCCGCAATCCAATCCGAGTGCAGCCGCGATACGCGTCGCACGCGAGTCTGCGCGACTATCCCAAACCCAGGCCGCCGCGCTGATCCATGCGAGTCTTGGCGCATGGCAAAAATGGGAGCAGGGTGATAGGCGTATGCATCCGGCGTTTTGGGAGCTATTCCGCATCAAGACGAAATTCGTCACCGTTTAGCGGTAAAGCATGCTTTATTCTGCTTAGGCTGCCGTACAAAAAAGCATGCTTTATTCTGCTTAGGCTGCCGTACAAAAAAGCATGCTTTATTTTATGCATTTCGGAGCTGCGCCGATTCGTATTCTCGCGCAAGGTCTGACGCCGTTTGCCCTCGCTTGACGTAAAGAATGGACCGGGTAGCGTCCGGCATCACATCGCGGCCCGTTCGCCCCGCTTGGTCATACCCGAGCCGTTCCAGCGCCTCTTTAATCTTGAGCCGGGATACTTTCTTTTCCAGCGTGCGGCGTAACATGGTCACACTGGCGAAGCCGCCCCGGAAGCCGGGCGTATGCGTTTCGATCAGCTCGGCTATATCCTCTTCCAGCATCGTCATGCTCGACTCGATAGCCAGCGTTGTGGAGCTAGTCGCGGGGGCTTCGGTACACGTCTCGGCGGGGTTGTATCGCGGGTCGATGCTGCCGTGGTGCAGGTAGTAGGCGACCGCTTCGAAGCCCCCGGACTGGAGCCACGGGTAATAGACTTTGGCGAACCAGGCAGGCGTCAGGCCGTCGGCGTCGCGCTGGTCTTTATTCTGCTGGGCGCAGAAGAGCGGGCATATACGGCGGTCGTCCGGCGTCTTGCGAATGCCGTCCTGATGATTGTCCATGAAGAAGAAATTTCCGCAAATATTTTTCTGTACCGAGTCGATGCCCTTGTAGGTAACGGCATGCTCCCGCTCCGTGATCATCGACTTCAACGCTTCAAATACGCCGGCCCGGTCCGTGTAGGTGTAAATGTCGTCGCCGACGTACAGCACGTTATTCTCCAGCCACCCATTGAAATTCCCGTCGATCATGTACGGCTTGACGTTAAAGATGTACTTCCGGCCCAACGCATAGCGCAGGCATTGAATGATCGTGCTTTTCCCGTTGCCCGGCACGCCTTGCAAGAACACGGTCCAGTCGAATTTGACGCCGGGATACTGCACGATGGCTTTCAGAAAGGCGTCGAGAATTAGCCAGTCGTCGCCGTGCGGGAGCAGGGTGCGGATCAATTTGATGAACGGCGCCACGTCGCTATTGTGCATTTGCACGACGGGTTTCTTATACACGTTGACCCAGGTCCGCCCGCTCTCTTCGATCATGGCTTGAAAAGGAAGGTCCGGTCGGAAACACGTGCCTTGCGCGCGGGGCAGAATTACGACGGCGTTTTGCAAGAAGGCGTCCCAGGCCGCTTTAACCGTGCGCTCATTCTGCGCATCCATGCAAAATAGTTTGCCGGGGTAGGCGGCGTTGAACCGCGGCTGGTCTACCAGGTCCCCATTCTTGAGCAGGATGGCGTTGTTGTCTTGCACATACACGCAGCCTTCGAAGAAGTCGGCCAGATCGACGGCGAAGATGACCGGGCCGAATTTCTTCCCTTCTTTTTCGGTTGCCAAGGATGGAAGGGTCTTCTCTTTGTCCACACACACCGCCCGTACCACGCTCGCGGCCGCCAGGATCGTGCGCTCCAGGTAGTCCACCTCACGCGCGTCCCATTTCTCACGCGCCAGCGCCGAGCGGAGCATGAGCTGCTTTGTGCGCTCGCAGTTCTTGCCGGTCCAGAAGAGCAATTGCGACGCCAGCGCGCTATCGGCCTCGGACGCGCCGTAGGCCTCTTGACTATTCGGGTCGGGCGGGTAGGTAGCGGCCAGCACGTCGGCATTGGCCTGCCAAAGGTCGGCGAACGCGGCCTTGCCGTTGAACGCGGATCCGGCCGACTGTGAGCGTAATGCGCGGCGTATCAACTCGTCATCGTCGGTCGGCCCACGCCACTCGGGCAGCGGCTCGGTCGTCCAGCCGGCGGAGGTGGCCTGTTCGGCGCCGGGCGGGAACCATTGAGAGACGAACGACGGGAACAGGAGCGTAAAGTCCTGTGCAGCGTTGCCCTGTGCGTGCAGCCCGGTCAAGGCGACAAAGCGACCCGACGTATAAAACTCAAGCCCGCGTGCCTTATCGCGTGTGCCGTGCGGCGGCACCGCCCCGGTGCCAAACAGGTGCAGGCCGCGCCCCGAGCTGGATACCTCGACGGCTGCCCCCGCGAACACACGACAAAGGAGCGCGGCGGTTTCCGACCATGCGCCGTCTACCAGACAATTGTCAATGTCGATGAACCAAAAAGGGTCATGCTTGCTAAAGTAGAAACCGACGCCATACCCCGGCCCGGCGCGTTGAGCGGCTTGAATCGCCTCTTCGGCCGATAGATGGGTCGCGGTGTCTCCGGCGTCGTGCTTGCGCAACGTGACGGGATGGACGGGGAATTTATCGGTCTTCCCCGGTCGGGTTGCGCTCGGGGCGAGCTGATATACGATAAATTGGCGGTACGCCGCCATCGGCGCCAGCGCGGCCGGGAGAGTTAGCATGGTTGAGGGCGGTCAGAGGGTTGCGCGCGCTGCCGCTTTAAGATCGTCCGGCGCGTTCATCGCGCGCGGGTCTTTAGCCGCCAACCCCTGCGCCACAATCTCGGGGATGCGCTGCGCGATCGCGGCACCCATCACCGCGCGCTTGAGCAGCGCCATCGTGGTGAACGTATGGTTGACCATCCCGACGGATAGGCCCAGCGCCTTGGCCACATTCTCGCGGCGTATGTTCTGATACCCCACGAAGCGCGCCTGTCGCACGGCTTCTGCGAGGATTTGTGCCTTGCGGTCGTCTGGTTTAAATTTCAAGGTACGCCTCTATAAATGTTTTTGCCGCTTGAGCATTGATGGCGTTTCCATATCCTCGGAGACGACCGACGCGGGGACCGCGGAGCGGGCGGGCGAACTCCTCAAGGAGCGCGAGGCGGTTAGCGCGACGGTCGAGCAGGCCCGGACCCTAGCTTCACCCAGGGGGCAGGCCGTTCTCGATCGATTCAACGCAGCATTCAGGACGCAGCAAGAAATACAGAACAGGGTCGAGGATTTCGCCGGCCTGGACACGAGTACGCGCACGATGCAGCTGATCAAATCGGCTGGCGCCCCGGCACTGAAGGAAGCCATCGACTCTCTCGCGACGCTGATCGGTCAGGAACAGGCCAACGAACTGCTCGATACATTCGTTGCCGCGGGTGGCAACTTCATCGACACCGCGCGCTCCTATGGCGATTGG